ATTTGCGTAAGGCATTGATTAGGGTATTTGAAAAAATCTAGTTTATGGATGAATTTGATGTAATAGATTTCGTATATGAAGCGATAGAAGCTGCCGGTACTGGAATTGCCATATATAAAGACAAATCTGAGGCCGGTGTTAAGGACGAACATATCGTAATTAATCATCTATCATTAACGGAGTTGGATTTCATTAATAAAATCCCTGTAAATGTGAATGTGTTTGTTCCTTTGAAGCATAATGGAATGTATCAGCGTCAACGTATGAAAGAGTTAAAACGTATGGTGCGTAAGGCTCTTGCTTCGATAAATAGTGATGATGGCAATTGTAGAGAAATAGAGGATTTCCTAAGTATTCCGATACCGGATTTAAAAGAGGGATTTATGTGTATTAATATTCGATTTAATGTAAAAGTGGATAATTGATTATGCCAGAAACAAAAACGGTAAGACCTATCGCTATGGGCGTAGGCGCGATTAGAATTGCAGATGTTGGTGATGGAGTGCCGGGAAAGGATTTTACCACACTTCCCTTACCCACCAAAAGTAGTGTTGCTTTCAACTTTGCAGACCCTAAGGAAGTGAAGATAGACATTGAAGGCAGTACCGAACCCTTATATGTGGAATTTGTAAAAGATACCACTGATTATATTGAGTTCTCTATTCCTACTCCAAGTAATGATACAATAGCATTGCTTGCTGGTGGAACCGTTGACAAAGGGGAAGATTTATCTCCAAAGGATGTTTGGAATAAGCCTACGGATATTCCGTCAATCAATAAGACATTCCAATGCGAAACATTGCCCAAAAAAGGAAAGAAAGTAGTCTATACTGTTGTCAATGGTAAGATAGCAGCTAAGATTTCACAGGCTCCGGGCGCAGAACAGGCAGAGTTGTTATTGGTTCGTGTGTACGTACAGGCAGCTATTACAGAAAAAGGGGAAACCAAAACTGCCTTTATGCGTGAAGTTACTGATGCGGCGCCTAAAGCTAAGGCGGCCAAAACCGCATCCAAGTAATAACTATGGTTCTATATAGCTCAGTCGGCAGAGCGCATTGTATAATGAGGTCGGCGGTTCGAGTCCGCCTATAGAAACAAACTTTTGATGGATAGGGGCGAAACAATTCTATAATAGTCGCGAATATTATGGAGTTTTCCCGGAAGTACAACGGGATAGCCCCTTTGGATAAATTTATGAGCATAAAGAATTTGTTTAAATTGGAGTCGGCTTCCATAACGGAGCAACCAGTCAAGATACCATTTGATTTTAGCGAGAGAAAATCTATTCCGGCAGGAAAGGAAGTCGGGGATAGTATAGTCATACGTCCGATAACGGTTAGGACATGGTTTAAGTTGCGACCTCTTTTGCTTGAAATAGATCCGGCAGACCTTGATAAGATGATTGTCAAGTCTGATGAGCCGACTAGTGATTTTCCGGTTATGATGGATAAGTATGGAGAGCTGCTTCTTGATATTGTATGTTTGGGCATTCATAATAAGCCGTCGGAGCCACCGGCATGGTTTCGCAATGTTCTTATAGATAATTCCACATGGGAAGATATACGAATACTTCTCAATGCCATATTCTTTAGAATAGGTTACTTCCCTTTTTGCGACTCTATCACGATGCTTCAGAACGTGAGCCCATTGGGAGAGACGGAGATAATAGCCGCTCAGAAGAATCTGCAAAGTTGGCAGGATACAGTCAAGCAAGATTCTTAGTTATAGTGCATGATTCGTTAGGATTGACTTATATGGAAACAATGGAAAGCAGTTATTCCTTGATTGAAATAATGATGCAGGAATATGCTTCTGTGATGAAAGAAAGAAACCGGACAGTTGATGAAGATGGAGAAACCGAAGGGGTGGATTATGAATGGGTTGAGTTACCAAGTTTTGATGATCCGACAAAAACAATTCGAATGAAGAGGTACTATGATATTGAAGGCGCAAAAGCGAAATAATGCCTGTTTTTATATATTACAATGTTGAAACATTGTTTCATGTCTTGTTTTTAGAGGTTGATGCCCCGTGTCTGTGAAGATATGGGGCTTTCTTATATTTTAAAAATAAATGAATTATGGGTATTCAGAATAAAGATGGTGCATTATATTTTGCTACAGGCATAGATAATACCGGACTTTATAAGAGTCGTCGGGAAGCTATTGGTATAATAAAGGCGATGGCTGATGAAATTACATCGTTTGATGTGTTCGGAGGTATCGGTATCAGTGCAGGGATAGCCTTTGCTCGTGCGGCCAAAGAATCATACGATTTTGAAAAACGTTTTCAGAAAGCCATGCTTGAAGTTGCTACTCTTTCTAAAGAAGTAGACGGTAGTTTGACAGAATACATGAATCGTGTTATGGATATGATTCGTGATATTCCTATTGCCGGTGATGAAGCGGCTAAAGCATTGTATCAAATCGTGTCTGCCGGCCATGATGGAGCAAATGGTATGGAAATTTTAGAGGTGTCCGCTAAGGCGGCTACCGGCGGTCTGACTGAAACTGCAACGGCTGCTGATGCCATTACTACTATCTTGAATGCTTACGGTATGCAGGCAGATAAAGCAAAATCCGTGTCCGATAAGCTATTTACTACGGTTCGTTTAGGTAAGACCACGTTTGGGGAACTTGGCACAAGCATTGCCCAAGCAGCACCGATTGCTGCTTCATTTGGCATAAGCCTTGATGATGTACTGGCTGCTGTGGCTACTATAACTAAGCAAGGTGTACCGACATCGGAAGCCATGACAAAGATACGTGCTGCTATACTTGGTACAGCTAACCAACTCGGAGATGCAGCTTTCCAAGGCCGTACATTCCAAGAAGCATTACAGTTGATTTACGATAAAGCTGATGGTTCTGCAACCAAGATGAAAGAGTTGCTTGGTACTGATGAAGCATTGCAAGCTGCATTGGCTCTTACCGGAAAGAATGCCAAGGGAGCTTCTAAGGATTTGGCGGAGTTGGGAAATTCCGCTGGAGCTGCGGAAACTGCTTTTAAAAAGATGAATGATAGTACTGAAAATCAGTTGGTACTTCTTCGTAATAATATAACTGCGGCACTCCGGCCGATGGGCGAGGAAATAATGAAGCAAGTTGCCGATATTGCTGAAAGTTTCAATAATGCGTTTTCTAATGGGGATTTGGTAAACACATTATCTACCTTGCAAGATTTGTTGGTAGTAGGTGCTACGGCGTGGGGAAGCTATCGTGTTGCGGTATTGCTCGCTGCGCAAGCAGAGTTGTATCAACAAGGATTGGCTAAAGGGTGGACCCTATCGATGCAGCTTCAAGCAAACTGGCTTAATATAGTCAGCAAGGCAAAGGAAATACTTGCCATGAAAACAAAAGCATTGAATGCTATAATGGCTAAAAGTCCTTATGTGCTTATTGCAACAGCCATAACAGCTTTAGGATATGCTATATATAAGCATATAACATACGTTAGTGAAGCAGAGAAGGCAAATAGGAAATTAAATGAGTCTTATAATGAGTGTATAGCATTACAGTTGAAAGAGAAAAGAGAACTGGATGATGTATTTTCGGCATTGGCTCGCGCTAAGGAAGGGACAGAAGAAAGAAGGAAAGTGATAAACCTGATAAACGGACAGTATGGAAGTTATCTTAGTAATATGCTTACTGAAAAATCTTCTGCAGAAGAAATTAAGAGTGCTTATGACCGTATAAATGCTTCATTGAAAGAAAAGATTGCCTTACAGATACAAAACCAAGCTACCGATGAAATCGCTACATCTGGAGTAAAGAAGCAGGCTGATGAGTTGGAGGATTTACGTAAGGGGCTTTCACAATATTCAAACAACGATGGATTAGTAGAATTGACAGTTCAGAATATTGTAGATAAAGTGACAGAAGCTCAACGAGCCGGTATTGGAAATCGAAAAGTGTTTTGGGATTTACAACGAGAATTAGTAAATGGCATTGCCAAAGATGCAAAAGAATTAAATGATGAGGTTGTGGAGGCTTTGGATGAATATATCAGAAGCGTTTATTCGACCGAATATAATATCTATCAAGCAAAAAAGAGATTTGCTCCGTTTATCAAAGGTCTGACTTCTGTCAATACTGGTACGACCACTACGACTACTACGACAACCGGCACAACTGTGGTTAATACAGAACCGGATAAAAAAGATTATAAAGGCGATATTGAGAATGCAAAAAAAGAACAGGGAAAACTGTTTGAACAATTTTCAATGGATTTGCAACAGATGAGAATTGATGCAATGG